CTTGGTCTGCTAGTTTAGGATTGTCACCAGCAATTTTTGCTTTTAATTTTTCAAATTGTGCGTCAGCATTTTTTACAGGTCCAGTGTCTTGAGCCATTTTGCCAAGTTCGTTTACTTTGGCATTAATTTTTTTAAGAACTTCTCCTGGAAGTTTTACTGCTGCGCCAGCAACGTCTTTTGCTTTGCCTAAACCTGTACGTTGTCCTGCGGCTTGCTGTTCGGCACTGGTAAAAATATTTTTAATTTGATCTGGTGTTAGCTCTGCTTCGCACAAGCGAACTAGTTCTTCCATTAACGGCCACAGTTCGCGCTCAAACTTTCCAAGATAGATTCTTTGACTTTCTGTAAGAACGTCCCAACTTTCATTTAGAATAGTTTGCGAGCGTAAGTTGTATGCTGTTACTTCTTGAAGTTTCATTAGATCATTCCTATCAGTTCTTGTTTTTGTTGTGCGTCTAGTTTTTGTATTTTTGCTTTTACTGCTTCAATTTGCTTTGCTATATCGGGATTAGGACTAGCAGTTGTGGCTCCTGGAGCAGCAGCTTGTCCTGTACCAGCAGGCTTACCAGTTTTTGTTCCTTGTCCACCTACTTTTTGTGTTGCTCTGTCAAGGAATCCTCCGCCCTGCTGCTGAGAACCAGCGGCAGCGCCGCTGCCGGCTACGCCCGGACTTGCTTTGGCTCCGCCAACCTTTGCTTTTTCTTGGGCTGCTTTTAATAGAGCTTGATCAATCTGTTTAGGAGCAAGTACACCTGATACACCAGCAAGTGGTGTAGTAGGAAAACCTTTTGATTTTAAGAACGCAGCTAGGTCTTGTGCGTCTAGTTGTTTTAGATTCATGCCAGTCTGGCCAGCATACTTTCTTAAATCTACATTTAATTGTCTAGCAACATCACCTGTTTCAGCAGCACCACTAAGTCCAGCAGCAGTTGCTTTTGCTCCCACAGCACCAAGTGCCTTTGCTCCTACCTTACGTCCTATCTGTTTTAGAGCTCCTACAGGTGCTTCCTTTAGTTTTGCTGAATGTCGCATGGCAGCCTTTTCAGAATCAAATGTGCCATGATCTTTACCATCAATCTTTAAATTCCATTTAGGCTTCATTGAATCACCAGATTTAGTAAGTTCAATTTTCTTGCCATCGCGGTTTATAGTCATCGATTTTGCTTCGTTGTTTATTATATCATGTACATTCATAGTGATTATTCCTAAACTTTGTATTATTTATACGGAAATACAAAGTTATATTAATGTATGAGCTAAAGCTCATACAAGTTTTCGCTAACGCTCAAACTATTTTATTTGATTTAAACAACGAAGTTGTTTTAAGTTTCATGTAGATTGTTCAGTCAGACGGAACCACTTACGGTTCCGCCTAAAAAAATGAGCTTCATGTGAGTTCGCCCAGCCTAGACTTTGGAAGTAGGTATTTTCACTGTTCAATGGGCTCTGACCTTTCCCAACCTACGTCGACATCATACAGTAAGTGTATTATATCATACACTCAATGTATTACCCGCTACTTCGTTCCTAGCACACGGTTTTTATGAACATTGTGGTTCTTGATTGGCAACATTCAATCTACTTCAATCCAACTATGGTTCGCTATTGGCGTCAAAGTGTACGTGTCCTATGTTTCCATAGGTTTTTCCACAGCCCGATTACAATCTGGCGGGCTAACCTTGTGTGTTGCTTGTTATATTGCCTTAGATACGCTTGAGATGTTCTCTTAACGCCTGTGAGGAGCCTACTCTTACATTAATAATGCCATTATAGTAATCGTCAGTTTCTAAAACTCTGCGATCAAACTGTTCTTTGGCTTCTAGGTAACTTAAAACGCCTTTAGACTCGCAGTAGTGTAGTATTTCTCTAAGAAAATTCTCTTTGCCATACTTTTCTACGTCTGCTAGCAGGTTATCTGATGAACCCCAATAGTCTTTCCAGTCAGATTCGACTGTTGAACGTCTTTTATTTTTTTTACCTTTGAGCGGCGGCCTTGTTTTTTTGAATTGAGCTAGTTTTTTGCCTATATACTTTTTGCCGTTCTTTTTATTTGTGATGAGATATACAAATCCTATGTAGCCTTCTGGTATTTCGTCTACAATTTCGCCATCATACATCCACGTCATGTAGCTACTTACCGGAGCCTTAATCGTCTGTGCCTTGGTTTTGGTTCTTGCCTTTGTTTATGTGTTTGTCGTGTATTTCGTCCATGCGTATTTTAGCAAGTTTGCGTATTTCTCGCAACCATCTTCGCGCATTTCTGTGTGTACGCTGTGAATTACGTGCTTCAAATAGTTCGTTGACCTTAAAATACTCAAGATATGCTTTGGTCAACTTGTCATGAGTATCGTCTTCTATCATTCTATTATTTCAATATCGTTTTCGTAACTGGTAAAGCCGTTTTCTTTGATAACTTTCATAACATGATTGACTCTACCTACCAGTTCGTCCTTGTGTGAAATAAGGAACACGTTTTTCTCACGCTCTCTGCCCATTTTCTTAAGCACACTAAGAGCATTTTCAACACCTGCTGTGTCCATGCCTGAATCTATCAGCTCGTCTATGAACAATAGGTTGATATTTTGATATAAACTTTCCCAAACGTCTCTAAACGCAAAGCTCATACCTAATATCAGTCTGTTTCTTTCACCTCTTGACAGGTTATCAAAGTCTAAGTCCTGTCCTAGTTGTGTAATTTCCACATTTAGATCATTTTGGAACACAACTAGATGTGGTAAACCCAGTTTGTCGAGATAATATGTAAGCCTATTGTTCAAATACATAAGATTTTGATCAATAATTTTCTTACGTATAAAAGAATCTTTGTTGGTTAACAGTTTTAGCAGAAACTCTTGGTGATCTTTGTAGTTGTTAAGGTCATTCATAGGACCCCAATCTATTTCTTGAATACCAGTATTTTCTAGATCTTCAATTTGCTCTATATAAGGATCAGTTTCTTGTTTCTTTGTGTCAAGTGCCTGACGCAAACTGTCAACATTTTGTCTGTGTTCGTATGCTTCTTTAGCAGTTTCATAAAATGTGTTGGGTCGTCCGTTTATGTCACCTATTTCTGCTAGTGCTTCTTCTACTTCAGACAGTTTTTCCGCTATGTCTATTTTGTATGTGTCGGCGTCTTTGAGCTCTTTCATTTTCTTGTCAAGTATTTCCTGCTTTTTATCAGCATGAAGTTCTTGACCACAAGCATAGCAGGTTGCTTCTTCTAGTTCTGCGATGTCTTTTTGTACTTTTTGTACAGAATTCTCAGCACGTTCTAGTGCTACTTCCAATGTGCTCTTTTCTTTGTTAAGAGCCGTAATAGCATTGTTGTTCTCAGCCCAAGTACTCAGCAGTTCATGTGCTTCTAGTTCTTTGTCTATGTCTAATTTTTCTAATTCGTCAATGCCCTGCTGTAGTTTTTCAACGTCTTGCTTTTGTTTCGACTGCCAAGCACGTTGTCTAGTACGTAGGCTTTCGATAGTTTCACCTATTTTTTCATTTGCCTGTTGTATAGCATTGATTCTAGCATTTTCTTCAGTAATAGCGTCTCTAGTTACTCTAGACTGTTCCTTTAACTGTTCTGCTTTTTCAGAAAGTATGGTAATACCCAACAACTGTTCAATGATGTCTCGCTGATCGTTGGTGCGCATACTTAAAAATGGCTCAGTGTAAGTGTTTAGTGCCACAATGTGCTTGAACATATCGTGACTCATGCCCAACATATCGTTGATATCTTCTTGTGTCTTACGTGAATCGCCCTGCGACTCGTCAATTAGCTCTTGTTCTTCGTCGTTTACAAAAAACTTTAGCACATTAGGTGAACGTCCTCGTTCAATTCTGTAGTCGACACCGTCTTTTTCAAAATGTAGTGTAACCAACATACCTTTTGAGTTGGTTTTGTTAATTAAATTGTTGCGTTTGATGTTGGTAAGAGCTTGCCCATACAGTGCGTAACTGAGTGCGTTAATAATAGTAGTCTTACCAGTACCGTTACGTGAACCTGAATCGTCTCCACCTTGATCTAGATTTTCTCCTAGCACAAGAGTAAGTTGTTCTTTGTTAAAATCTACTGCTTGAGTCTGGTTGCCCACACTCATAAAATTCTTTACTGTTAAATCCTTTAGTTTAATCATAACTCGTTATAGATTTCCAATAGTAACTGTTTGTTAAAATTATCCGAATCAATTGCCGCAATTTCTTTAGATACAATCTGATCAACACTTTCAAACTGTGTAATATCCAACTCTGTGGAAATTTCTTCTACTTGTTTTTGCGGAATCAGTGTAATTTCACGGCAACCGTGTGAAGTAATAAATGTTTCTTTGATAAAACTGGCTTCTTCATAGGAAATTGGCAAGTCTAGTGTTACTCTAAGGTACATTTTGGGTTTGATTATGTCATCTGTTTTGTCTAACAGCTCAGAAAGTTTCACAGTTCGATACTTTGGACAGTTCCACCAGTTGATATATTCTGGATCTTTGCCATTTTCTTTGTCAAGTATCATCATACCTCGATCATCATCCCACGCATCCGCATAATTGTGGGGAAATGCGTTACCAATGTAATGAATTTTGCCTTTAACCTGGCGTTTATGGAAGTGTCCGCTAAATACGAACTCTTGATTTTTGAAGTGTTCTGGTTTTAAGTCGCCGTGATCTGGCATTTGTACCATAGCATTCATATAAAAGTGCGGTAATTCAAAGTGACCAAACATATATTTGGCTTTACACTTTTCAATAGTTTTCCATTCGTTGCCCACCAGCCACGGAACAAGTGCTACATCGTCTTGCTCTAGGATTTCATTGACTACAGTAATACCAGGAATGTGTTTACCAAACTCAACAGAATGGATATCACGCTTATCTTTGTAATACAAATCGTGATTGCCAGGAAAGAAGAAAAACTGATCAAATGCTTTGCCTAGTTTTTCTAAACTTCTAATAGTAGCATCCATGGTTGTAATATTAAGACTGTTTCTGTTGTGATGCCAGTCACCACAAAAAATACCAGTCTCACAACCGTGTTCTTTGGCTTGCTCTATGTACCAGTCTACAAATTCTTCACAATCGTCGTTGTGTAATCTGCTGTTGCCTTTTAAACCAAAATGTATATCTGTAAATACTGCTGCTTTTTTAAACACTCAAAATTCCTCTATTAAACTATTATAATACTGTTATGTCAAATAGTCAATAGGGTTAATCACCATTTCTTTCGGCTTCTCTACGTTGTGCTGCTTCCCATTGACCTTCGTTTTGTCTAGTATATGAAGGATTCATGTCATTCATTTCTAGAATATCGTCTCGAATATTTTGATTGCGTTTTTCGATATTAATAACTCTAACAAAACTGTTAGTTACTGCCGCAGTGTAGTAAGCAAACGGATTATTTGACTTTGATTCGTCAAATTGTAAGCCAATTTGAGCAAGTTGAAGTATAGCCTGCCCGCGCATTTCGTCATTATAAGTGTAACCGCGCACATTTCCTCTAGTAGCATAACGTTCGCACAACTTCATCCACATACGAGCTAGTTTTTCTGTGGCTTGTCCGCTAGTCTTAGAAAAATAACCATTTTCCATACCACCGACCCAATGACTTTTACCTACACAAGTTAGTTCGCCGTTTTCGTTAAATTTAAAGTGTTGGAAAGGAGGAAAATTTAGCTTTGTTTTTGTGTCTGCTATGGTTTTGGGATTTTTCTTTCTGCCTTTTTCTTCCGGAATATGATCAAATGTCATAATTCTAAAAATTAATTCTTCTTTTGTTATCTTTCTATAGTCTACTTCACATTCTGCTAGTTTTACTTTTTCGCCTGCTAATTTACGTGTTTCAAAATCTTTTTGTTGTAGCCTTTTTGCCTTATTTCGTTTTGCTTCTGCGATTGTGCGTATGTTAATACGGTCAACACTGTCTAATATAATGTCGTATTGATGATATTCTGATTCAACAAAACTGCAAAACGTTGTTTTTGATTTGTGTATCTCCGCTAGAATATCTTTGTTGTTTAAATAGTTTACTTTTCTCACGAATATTTCTCCTTATAGTATCTATTATAATATACGCACTTAAAAAAGTCAACTAAATAATAACATAGGAGAGAAATATGTCATTAGTTGATGATTTAAAAGATGCCGCCATCGACGCGGTGGAAGATGCAGTTGGTAGCGCCTTAGGCGATATCTTTGATGACCCGTTCGGTTTTTTAAGTAATCTAAGAAGTAGATCTTTGCCTACTAATGCAATACCTACTTTTAAATCGATTACTGCTGCTACAACTGTTAACAAAGACGGAAATGACTGGAGAGTCAGATTAACTGTACCTAAGTCGTTGCAAATGGGTAATGTATTAAAACCCTTAATAGATACAGGTAACTCGATGGTATTCCCCTTTACTCCTTCAATTATTATGATGCACAGTGCAAATTATAATAGTTTACAACCAGTTCATAGTAATTATCCTTTCCCAGTTTACGAAAGCAGCAGAGTGGATGATATTCAGATTACCGGAGATTTTTACGTCGAAAATTCAGCAGATGCAGAGTACTGGTTAGCAAGTATACACTTTTTACGATCAGTTACAAAAATGTTTTACGGAGAAAGCTCTTCTAATGCTGGCGCACCTCCGCCGTTGTCAAGATTAAATGGTTATGGTGATTACGTGTTTAAAGACGTACCTATTATTATTACTAGTTTTCAGGTTGAATTGGCACAAGACATAGATTATATTAAAGTAGAAGTACCAGGAAAAGCTGGTAAGGAAAGTTGGGCTCCTAGCCATTCAGTAATTACTGTAAGTTGTAGACCAACATACAGCAGAGATACTGTTAGACAGTTTAGTTTAGATAAGTTTGTTAAGGGCGATTTTATTGCTGATCAAAATAATACAGGGTTTATTTAATGTCTACATATAAAGCAACAAGCCCTTACGCAAAGACAGGGCAATTATCAACCGGAGCATTGGGTTATTTGGCAATCAGACCTATACCTGCGGCAGGTGATGATGTTTTATATACTATTGAACCTCAATACAATCATCGTCCAGATCTATTAGCCTATGATTTATATAAAACACCAAAATTATGGTGGGTCTTTGCTCAAAGAAATATGGACATCATAAAAGATCCGATTTATGATATAGAAGCAGGAACTACAATATACTTGCCGCAAGGACCAAGTTTAACTAGAACACTGGGGATATAATGGCAGAAAGTAGCACACCAGGACCAATGCAAAATGATCCTGCTGCAACAGGACAACTAATTCCAGGCACTACTCCGCCTCCTTGGCCAAATGAATTAGCAGCATTTGCTAGTTTTAACTGCGTAATGACTTTAGCAATGATAGGGCCTGATGAATTAAATGATCCTCTAGGACCTTTGGGTTATAGACAAAAAGTACCAAGCACAATCTTAGTAAGAAGCGGCGGCGGAATTGCCCCATACAAACCTATGACAGATTCAGAAAATGAATTTGGCATAGCAACTGAGTTTTTTATCGATGACTTGTCTATGGATTCGATTATAAGTCCTACAGCAAAAACAGGTGGAACAAACGCTACTAACATTCAATTTAGAATCACTGAACCTTACAGTATGGGACAGTTTATAGAAACGATAAGAGTTGGAGCAAAGGCATTAGGTTATCCTGTTCATACTTCTGCAGTATATTTGCTAATGTTAGAATTTATAGGATATGACAATGCAAACAATGTTGGCAGCGGATCTTATGCAAACAGATTTATACCTTTAAAAATTACTGACATAACATTTGAAGTTACTGAAGCAGGTTCTGTATATGCTGTTACTGCTGTGCCTTATAACGAATCAGCTTTGTCTGATACAACTCAAAAAATGAGGTCAGACATAAGCATATCGGGCAGAACGGTTGCAGAAATATTACAATCAGGACTTAA